TTACTGATTATTGGTCTACCTCTTTTATTGGGTTTCCAAATCAAATCTTTTCCAAATAATGTAATTTTTTTGATTAAGTTTTTTATTTGAAATTTCGTAAGAAAAAACCATTCAGATGCTGGTAATCTCCATTTTTTATATTGTTGATGCAATTCTTTTTCTTTTTCTAAAGAGTTTTCACAATGAACAATTTTTAAAGGGGTACAATATTCGCCTATTTTTAATTGATTTGCTCTTGAGGGCCAATCCTTAGTAATACCAATTTTTATTGCTTGACTTTTTTTATGCTGAATAATGTAAAGAGCTTCATTTTTTACAAATGTTGTAGCCATAATAATTTAGTTAGAAAGGTAAAGTTGATTGATTATAAGATTCTGGTTTTTTAGGTAAGCACCAAAGATGTTCCTTCTTTCCGTAGCTACCCATTACAAAGTCTTTTGTTTTTTCTAATTTGCCGTCATCAGATAAGTTTGTCATAGCTCTTCTGATTGATGTTATGGGGCAATTTAATTCTGATAAAGAAAGAACCATTGATGGGCTTAATGGTTTTTTATATTGTTCAAAACATTTCATAATTTTCCATTCCTGATTAACAGTTTGATTATGATAAACATTTTGAAGTCTTTGGTTCTCTGAAATAGTGTTGTAGAAAGTCATTACTTGTTACCTCTTTTAGCCCATCTTTCTTTTTGTCCTTTTGAAATAACTAAGTTAAAACCAGCATCAATAATAGCTTTTTTAGTTTTCTCTGGATGATACATATATCGTTGAAAATAATGATCACCAGTAAAGTAATGTATTCCCTTTTTAAGAATACCTAATCTTCTATATCTACAAAGAGCATTTCCTGACACATCAATCATAGCCGTTGTTTCTGTACCATTATGTAAACCTTTTTCTGCAAAGTGTTCTTTGGATCTCATGTTTAAATATTTAGAATAATCAGTAGGAACATATTTAAGAGGAGTTATAAGGTTGTTATATTCTTTCATAACCAAATGACTTCGGTTTGAATTGTAAGAAAGCTTGCCTTTCCAACCTTCAGAATCAAGTGAAGTAAGAATTTTGTATCTTTTTTGTATTTTAATATGTGAGAATTTATAAGGATATGCAAGTCTTTGATTTATATATCCTTCTAATGCAATTTTTAAATATTTTATTTTTATTTCAATCCATTTATCAATATCAGTTTTTTTCCAATAACAGTAATCGATACCTTCATGTTTGTGCCTTTTAGCAGTTCGAGAAAAATTTGGCAGCCATTCTTTTTTAATTAAATTATTAATGTAATGAAAGTTATAGCCTGTAATATCAGCTAAATCATAAGCAGAATACTCATCAGACATAGTTTCTTTTCTTGGATCAAACGAAACGCAACCAGTTATATCAAATTCTTTTTTTAAGATTTGTCTTATGTATTCTCTAGAAACATCAAATCTGTCACCGATTTTCTGTAATGCATATCCTTCGTTTCTCATGCGTAAGATAATTTCATTTCTTGTTTGCTTGTATTCAGCAGTGCGAGGACGGCAAGCTTTGTACTTGTAGTTTTTCATAATGATTTGATAGCGAAGTTTGATAGTTGATCTTTTACTTTTTGCACTTCTGTTGGAAGTGTAGTTTTTTGGTTTTTGATGTTTTCTTTAATAACCTTATTCATTAGCTTTGCAGTTTTAGCCCAGCTATCTTTTCTAAGGTTGTGGATTTCTCTTACAACATCCATATCAATGTTGACACCATAGTTATTTCTTATAGTGCCATCCATATCTCTGAATCCATGCTTAATGATTTGACCATCAATATCGGTCTGAGCATTAGCTGAAGCACAGTAACATATGAGAGCTAAATCATGCCCACCAGAACGTCTGCCTTGATCATCAATGTCATAATCAGGCATATGGTTGTTTATTAACCCATCAGAGTTATGAATTATTCCTGTATCGTTACAGGCATAACAGATGTGGATTGGTGCATTAAAAGTAATTTCTCGATCTATAGCAGACCGCTTGTAATTCTTCATGGGGTGTCAAAAAGGGGTGTTTTTGTGTTTTTTCAATGTAGTGGGTTTCTTAACGGCTGTCAATAGGTATTGTTCAAATTGACCATTTTTGATATATCGAAAACAATCAGGAAACAATGGAGTAAAGTTATCATTCTTTAATTGCTTTGATCTTGCCCTTATATCGGCCTCAAGGCATTGAAGTAGTCTTTCCTGTGTCTTTCTGCTTAATTTCATAAATTCGGCTTTTGCAAGCTTTTTTGATTGTGATACAACTCTCATCGAAGTAGGAATTTTTCTATAACTTTCCCAGAAAGGTTCAAAAAAAGTGTTTATAAGTTTTATAGTTAACTTTGTTTTAGTTAAGTTGTTATAGTTAGGGTCGTTCTCGTGGACTACCCCAGTGTTTCTCGTGGACCCCCCCAGTGTACGTGGCACACTACCCCTAGTATGTATCAGCGACCCCGCATGAATACTAGGATCTGGTACAGGAAGAGCCTTTAATTGGTTCCAGATTGTTACTCTGTAGCAGTTGGTTCTTTGGCCTGACTCATCAATGCGGAACTGCTTTTGTAGTAGATTAAGTTCTACTAATTCATCAACAGTGGTAATTACTTTGGATCTGGACATCTTTGCATCTTCTGCAATCTTGGTATAACTAGGCCAAATGTTTGGATAGTAACTCTGCAAAACCCATAGCACTGATAGCTGGAATGGTGTTACTTTACCTTTTAATGCTGTCGGCAAAGCTATGAAAGGTGTATTCTCTGGAATAAAGCTCATTTTTTATGGAATATATAATAACGATCAAAGGAATTGAATCTGCTCCTCAAGGGAGCAAGAAACACGTTGGTAGAGGGATAATGGTTGAAACTTGTAAAAGATTAAAGTCATGGAGAAAAGAAGTTAGTTTGAGGGCGAAGTTAATTGTGGATGAAATAATCGAAGAACCAGTTGAGGTTGAGGTGGTGTTCTGGTTCAAACGTCCGTTAAAGCACTATCTCCCAAATGGGATGGTTCGTCAATCGGCTCCTGTGTATATAACCAACAAAAACAAAGGTGATTTAGATAAACATTGCAGGGCATTACTGGATAGTTTAACTAAGTCTGCGTTTGCTGATGATAGTCAGGTTGTATCTTTACACGCTGTTAAAAAGTACTGTGAAACAGAATCTCAAACTGGTGCAACTATAAAGATCAGATCAATAAATTTGTAGTCGGGTGATGGATCAGCCCTTCGCTGGCTGCCTTGTCTTTCCTACATCTTCGATAGGTATTTTATGACTTTCAGATCCGCTTTGCATAGATCATCAGGCTACCCGACTTTACATTTGATTTAGGCCATTTTCTAAATTAAAGACAACTCTGGCAATAATCCCAGCATCTAAGTGTTCTAGGTTTACACCAGTACCTTTTACTGAGGGGTTCTTTTTTAAAAACTCTCTGAGCCTAAGGGCGTCTTCAGCTTTTAAATTAAGAAAGATGTTCATGTATCGTTGTAGGTAACGAAGCATAGGTAATCGCTTACAAACTGATATTAGCTCTTAATAAAGAGGATCATCAAATTCTGGAATATTTGCTGTATAAATAATATCTTCACAGTTTTGTATTTCTAGGTGCAACAAAGCAATTTTTTCAATAGCTGCATACACCTCTTCCCTTGTTCTAGGCTCGCAAAGATATTCTATGTATCTTTCGGCCTCTTGCTCCAGAAAAGCCTTTTTAAGCTGATATTCAAGGGTCATAACTTTATTGTAGTTAAAAATAAAAACCCCACCAGATGAAATGGGGTTGTTTGGTTGTAATTAGTTTGCCTCCTTTCTTGATGGAAACATTTCTTCGAGTGTCCAAAATTTATGATCAGAGTAAAGAGTATGGACATGACCTTTGTCATTGATACCAAGACTGATAAATCCCCAGTTGAATAAAGTTTCAAAGTAGGAACATATTTTATTATCTTCAATACGTTCTGACTCTTGTTTGATCTTGATTGCTAGTAATTCTGCAACGCTATGATCTGGGCTTAATGATTTAAATTGAGTTTGATAATGAGATTTGCTTTTGTAATTTCGTCCAGCCATTGTTTTTTTGGGGGTGATTAGGTGAATAAAAAGAAAAAGGTAGAGCAATTAAGCTTCTACCTTGTCGAAGATTGCAGTGTTGCTGTAGTCACCGCCCTTAATTAAACGTGTCTTGTAAACTTGACCATCTATTAAGACCAACTCATTATCAACAACTGGTGCATTGTTGTAAATTCTGTCCATTTCATCTGAATCGGCTTGGCTGTAGTTGCTTTTAACACAAACTGTTTTGCTCATAGCCCAGTAGATGCCGTCACCATCTTTTTCGTAATCTTGCATCAAGTAAACACCTTTGATGTCTTTTTGACCTCTCCAGTTTTTATATTCAATACCAAAGCTGTTTAGTTGGTCAAAGCTGTCTGTTCTTTTTGTTAGAGTTCTCATTTGAATCCTTTGCGAAGTTTGAATAATCAGCCGATCTCTCGACCTCATATTTAAATAATACATGATTAATATATATATGTCCACCCTTGTCCTGTAAGTTTATCCTTATGTTATGGATCTGTAACATTATCTTATAGGACTTGACAGTGCAACTATGTGCATATAATATATAGGTATGGCAGCGATGCCGTTCTTTCGCAAAGGTATTTTAAATGCAAACTAAAGACATCAAGCTTATAGGCAAAGATCTAGAGCAAAAGCACATCAGACGTATTTACGCTGCACTCTGGAATGAGTTCAGACATGTTAGTGATGCTCTTGACACAATAAAAAGATCTAAAGAATCTTTCAAAAAAGTCAATTTAGGAAAGACTACAAATGCAATGCAAAATTGTATTGCTGAGATTGAGCATGAAATTTATGAGATTGAGCATCTTATGAATGTTATGGATGATTACAGAACAACTACAGAGGTTCCACAATGACCTCAACTGTTGACCAAAAGCAAAAGCACAAACGTGACAGGTTTGTTGCTCTTGTTCCTCAAAGGCTTAAAAAACTTATCGTTGCATCAAAGCAACTTAAAAACTTAGCTAACACCAGCAACTACAAATATACGAAAGGTGAAGCTGAACAAATCGCCAAAGCCGTCAAAGACATAGCAGATGACATAGACATTGCTTTCAATGACTCAGGTGAATATCCACTTACAAAAATTAATTTCGATCAAACGGAGCTTGACTAATGCAAAATCTATTTCTCGCTATTGCTGGCATGGGGTTGTTTTATACAACCCTTACTGGAACTTTATATGACATGACAGTTGCAGATTGTAATTCTGGAATTGAAATGGCTTGTAAGGAGCTACAACAATGACTGAATTTGAAATCAAACGGCTAACCAAAAGAGTTGCTGATCTTGAAAAAGGTTATAAAGAACTTTGTTTTTGGCATGACCAATGGAAAACACTGCACTTAAAAGCAAGTGAAACAGCAGTAAAAAACCAAGAGTTACAGCAAGAAGTACATGAAACTATGAAAGTTATGACTGATTCAATTATGGATATACGTCAGACTTATCAAAGTCTTTTACCTCTGACTCAGGCAATGCTTGAACTTACAGACAGGGTAAAAAAATTAGAACAAAAAAATACTGGTAAAGACCACCCCTGATCCTTACCAGTAACCTTTTCTCCATGTCCTAACACCCTTAGGACATTCTTATACTAACAAATGGAATCACTAGAAAACACAACACCACACATAACATCAGTTGATATTGATGAAAAAGTGTACAGGGCAGATCCAGCTATTGCTGCCTCTGACTTGAAATATGCCAAAGATCATGGCTTACAGGCTTTTCATACTTACAAGTATGGCAAAGACAATCCTCCCAGAATTGCAACCCCAGCAATGAAGTTTGGGTCAATGATACACAAATTTGTAT